CCACCGCGTCCATGATTTCGCCGATCAAAAGAGATTCCGCCACGGGCGTCCTCGCGTCTAAAAACCGCGCCGAGAGTCCGAAATTTCGGTCGAGCGGACAACTGTTTTTGGTCGTAAGTAATATCATGGTTATGTTTTGCAAAACTTCTTCAATAACCGATTCGGGCGCGAAGTTTATAACTATATTACCGTCCGCCGTTATCGTAAACGCCATAATGCTACCTCCCCGAATACGCTATAAGCGAAATATTTACTATCGCTATGAGTAAATTACCTTTGTTGTCGAACCTCTCAAGGCTTTTTGACGAGCTCTCTATCACCCATTTATGTTTGCCGTAACCTTTGCTCCCGATAACAAGACGCATTACCTGTCCGTCCCGCTCAGCGTTTAATAACTTCGTTATTTCCGCCATAGGGTCAACTCCTAAAAATACGGAAAAATACATCGAAAAACTGATTTTGTCCGCGTCCGTCCCGGTAAATTCAAGCAGCACGTCTTTTAAATGCCTGTTATGCTGCGCGTACTGCGCGGAGCTGTCCCATTTTAAGCCGTTAAAAGTATTGACTTGATTATTCGAAACAGAAAAAACAATGTCGCCGAGCGTCCCTATTGTTGCCATTGCTGATTCACCCCCGAACGTATGGCGCCGATAATAAAACCGTCGCTGTCGCTGATCGGCATATACAGGCATACAACAAGCTGGCCTTCGTAGGGTAACCACAACGAATCTTGGTTTAATATTTTAAGCGGCCCGGAAGTAAGCGGCGTCCCTTCGACGTCCTGCTTGTCCATGTATATAACCCGCGCCGTCAAGCTTGTTAAATCGACGGAACTGACCGTTCCCACGCGCACTAAATTATATAATGCTGATTCTGAGTTTATCATCAATAATCCTCCAATACCCGGCGTAATTTTATTTGGAGCGTATAACCGCTCGCGGTCACGCTGTGTGTCGTGCTCTGTATGATATATTTGCCGTCGAACATTCCCCATCCGGCAACGTCGACATTTACGCCCGCAACAAGAGACACATCGCCGGCAAGCGTAAACTCCGCCGAATATTCCTCTTTGTTTTTTTGCCGTAGACGCCGCATTGCGAGGTTGCGCGCCTCATCGCGCGTCCTTACGCGCTCGTTTATATTGAGCACAGGCGCGTCCGGATCCGCGTGTTTCGGCGTATATGTGTATTCGATCGTCTGCCCCGTCTGCGGGTCGGTATATCTTACGTTACATTTGCTGTATGTTCCGTGCGTCGAAGCTCCGAAGCGGTAACTTATAACGTCCGACTCGCCGCGCTTTATTTCGCGCACGGCAGGCTTTTCTTCGTATTCCGCGGCGTCAAATAAAACAATTATGTTTCCCGTCACTTTGAGCGAAATGCCCGCGTCATAACAAAGCCCCTGCAAAAACACTATATCCGATATTTGCATTTGCTCCCGGCGGTCGTATAACGGATCAAAAGATGATTCATACATACACATCATGCCGTTATCGGTCGCCATTTCCTCGGCTATCGCCGAAAGGTTAATGTTTTCCCACGCTTTTGTTTTTGTCTCCATGCGCACACTCGACGAATAAGGGAGCGACGTCGCTTTGATCGCCGCCGCTCCGGGCGGACCCGAAGCATCGAGACCGTCTATCTCGAACTCGCCGCAATCGAGGACGTCGTCCGTCCCGTCCGAATTGAAATTTTTTTGGATAATGACGGCGGAAATTATCAAGCCCCGCGTTCCCGTGTCCGAATCGGACCGCCCGCTTAACCAGTCTTCGAGCCATATCCCTTCCCTGTCGTCAAGGGAAATTTGTAAATCGTCCGTTTTGTCGCCTTCGTTGTCGGTATAGGTCATCGACAAAAGATAATTGTTTATATCCTCGCTTATATCGACGCCGTCGAGATGTACCGCTATAACCGTGCGGCGGGCTAAATCTTTACCGCTCATTTCGGTTTACCCCGCTTCCACGGCGGCAGGTTCGGCGGGCGCTTCGTCTCCGTTTCCGGGATAACAAGCGTAATATTCGCGGGGAAAATATATATGTGTATATGCTTTAAATTCGCCTGCATTAACACGTGCTTAAACAGTTCGCTGCCGAGTGTCCGCAGCGCTATCAGGTCCCACATATCGCCCGAAGTCGTTGTATATGTTTTAAGCATATTCGTTCCTCCGTTCGTCTTCGCGCGCTTTCCGCAAAGCTTCCAAAACCATCTGTATCAAAACTTCGTTATTTTGTTTGATTTTTTCGTCTAAATCCCCCGGTACATCGCCGTCAACGTTTATCGTCGGGCTGTAATTCAAAACAACCGACTGCTGGCTGTCTCTGCCGGCCGGCAATGCGATCAACGGCTTTTGCGACGCCGCCTCAACGCGGTTCGCCGCCGCGCTTTTTATGGCTCCTATAATGCCGCTGAATGCGGGTATTTTTGGGACATCCGGATTAGCAGAGGGATTAGCAGAGGGATGTATTGTATTGTTTAATGTGTTAATTCTGTTAATGTTGTTGAGTATTTCCGTTGTTTGCGGCGCCGTGAATACTTTATAGCCTTTGGCGTTAGTTACAAGCTCGCCGCCTTTGCCGCCGACGTCGCCAGCTATAAATGTATCGGGCGTATAATTCGAGCCTTTTTCAAGGCGCGGTATTTCGAGTAAGCTTAATAATTCGATATTTACGCCGGGGATTTTGTTGATAAGATTTATCGCGCCGTTAATACCGCCGATAAATTTATTTATTATCCCTTCCGCAAATCCGATAATTGTATTTACTACATTCTTGAACGCATCTCCTATCGCATTGCCGACCGCCGTACCTATCGAGGTAAATAAAGAAACGATTTCGTCCCAAATATTTTTGAAAAACGCTTTAACCCCCGAAAATACCTTCTTGACGTTTTCCCACGCTTCTGTGAATTTTGCGGAAAACCAATCGGCGACAACAGAAAATACACCCGTTATCATGCCCCATACTCCTTTGAAAAACTCACTCACAACCGAAAATACAGCTTTAATATTTTCCCACGCTTCTGTGAATTTTGCGGAAAACCAATCGGCGACAACAGAAAATACACCCGATATCATGCCCCATACTTTATCGAAAAACGCTTTAACTCCCGCGAATACTTTTTTAATAGCTTCCCAAGCCTCCGTAAATTTCGCAGAAAACCAACCGGAAACAGCAGAAAATATACCTTTTATTGTGTCCCATATAATTTCTAATATATTTTTTACGCCTTCAAACAGATTTTTGAAAAATTCAATTACGGGCGATATTACTTTATCGTAAAACCATGAGGCGAGCACCCCAAACAATACTGTAACGATTTCCCATAGTTTGGCGAATATTTCCCCTATTTTTTGAATTATCGGCAAAAATATATTTATAAGCGGCTGTATTATATTTTCCTTGAACCACCCGACGATCGCGCCGAATATTTCTTTTATTTTATTCATAACTCCGTCGACGAAATTTCTAAAACCCTCGAATTTGTTATATAAGATTTTAAAAATTCCCGCAAACGGATTGATGATAAATAATATGATGGTTTTCCAGTTTTCTTTAAGCCAATTGAACGCCTTAACAAACGGAGCTTTTATGACTTCCAACGCTTTGGAAAAGAACCCTTTTATTTTATCAACGACGTTATCAATAAAATTTCTGAACCCTTCGAAATTTTCATACAGATATTTGAAAATCCCCGCGAACGGATTGATGATAAACAGTATGATATTTTTCCAGTTGCTTTTTATCCAATCCAACGCAGCCGAAAACGCGCCTTTGATCGTGTCCCATACTTTTAGGAAAACTTCTTTGACTTTATCCCAATTTTTAACAAGCAAAACAATGCCGGCTACGAGCGCAGCGACTCCAGCAATTATCAATCCGATAGGATTTGCATTCATTGCGGCGTTAAGCAACCATTGAGCCGCTGCCGCTGCTTTTGCCGCGACGGTTGAAGCTATCATTGCGGCTTTTGATGCTATCATTGCAGCTTTCGAAGCTATATACGCTTTCGCTTCCGCTAATTTTGCCGTTACGTTCTTCCATAATGTTTTCGCGGTCATAAGCATTACGGCATTTTGTCCCGCTTTTGTTTTCGTATCGACTAATGTAAGCGCCGTTGATAATTTCGTTCCGCTGTTGTGCGCCGTTTGTATGAGGTTATACGCCGCTTTCGTTGCGATAAGTGTTTTTTGTACTCCTACATATGTTAATACCGCAAGTTTTATAGCCAAAAAGGCTATTTTCGCGGCGACTAAACCGGCAACAACTTTCGCGACGATGACGATCGTTTCTTTGTTTTCGCTTATAAAGGTAGTTAATTTTTCGACAATATCCGCTACACTCTGGGTACCTCCCCGCACAGCGGGCATAAACATATCGC